GTGCAAGGTGCCAAAATTGGTTCCACGCTGCGTATCCGTCTTCCTGACCGCGCTTTGGTAACTGATGGTGCCGCCCTGCAAGTTCAGGACGACAACGAGCAGTACACCACTTTGTCTGTTGCAAGCCAGAAACACATTGGTGTTAACTTCACCTCTGCTGAACTGACCATGCAATTGGACGACTTCGCAGAGCGTGTGTTGAAGCCTCGTATCAGCCAATTGGCTTCCAGCATTGATGCTGACGTTGCCAATGCGTTCAAAACCATCGGTAACTCTGTCGGCACGCCTGGCACCACTCCTTCTACTTCTTTGGTGCTGTTGCAAGCCCAGCAGAAGCTGAACGAGAACGCCGCTGTAATGTCGCCTCGTTACGCCACCGTCAACCCAGCCGCTAACGCTGGATTGGTTGAAGGCATGAAAGGTTTGTTCAACCCCACCGACACTATCAGCAAGCAGTTCAAGAACGGCATGATGGGTACTGGCGTATTGGGATTTGAAGAAATCAATATGTCTCAGTCAATCAAACAGTTCACCACTGGTTCGCGTAGCGCCACCGCTTCTACGACTACCGGCGCTGCTGTGACCTCTGAAGGTGCTACTAGCCTGAACTTGGCTCAAGGTTCGGTGACTACGACCATCAAGGCTGGCGATGTGTTTACGATTGCTGACTGCTACTCTGTGAACCCACAAACCCGTGAAACCACTGGTTCGTTGTTCCAGTTTGTTGCTTTGGCTGACGCAACCGCTGTGTCTGGTACTTGGACCGTAACTGTGGCTCCTATGTACTCGGCTGCAAGCGCCTTGGCTACAATGGATGTGTTGCCTGCAAATAGCAAGGCCGTCACGTTCTTGGGTACTGCTTCTACGGCTTATCCTCAGAACTTGGTCTACCACAAGGACGCTATCACGTTTGCTACGGCTGACCTGTTGCTGCCCCAAGGTGTTGACATGGCTGCTCGCGCAGTTCACAACGGTATTAGCCTGCGTGTTGTTCGTCAGTACGACATCAACAATGACCGTATGCCTTGCCGTATTGACGTTTTGTACGGTTTCAGCACAATCCGTCCTCAGATGGCTTGCCGTCTGTGGGGCTAAATTGAACGGGGCTTCGGCCCCTTCTCTCTAAACATCTTTTTAAGGAAATTATCATGGCTCTCCCTAATGGCGCAGGCGGTTACCAACTTGGTGACGGCAATCTGTCTGAAGTTCAAATTCGCACCCAAGCTACCCCAGCAACGGCAACTGTCACAGCAACTCTGACAACCGCTCAAATTCTGAATGGTATCCTTTTGGGCACTCCTACCACCACCGCAGCCGCATACACTTTGCCTTTGTGTACTGATCTGGACGCAGCCGTCCCCAGTGCTAAAAACAATAGCTGTTTTGACTTTACGGTGATCAACACCAATGGTTCCGGCAGCGGCGTGATTACAATCACCACCAACACCGGCTGGACTATTGGTTCGTCTGGCACTCAAGGCTTGATGACTGTTACCACTGCTGGCACGGCGCAAACTTACCGCGCAGTCAGAACTGGTGACGCTGCCTGGTCTTTGTATCGCGTTGGCTAATATGAATGGGGGCTTCGGCCCCTGTTTTTAAAGGAAACAATTATGGCTAATTCACAAGCTGTCGGTGTTGCGTATAGCGACCCCGAATTTACTACCTGCTACGCGAGCCAAGAAATTGGTTACAGCGCAGCGGCTCAAGGTGCGGTAACGCAGTTGACCGACAAAGCTACCGGCGTAACTTTAAACAAATCTGCTGGACGCATCACAATGAACAATGCAGCGTTGGCCGGAGCCACCGCAGTGTCTTTCATTTTGACCAACAGCACAATTTCCATTAATGACACGATCATTGTGTGTATCTCCAGTAACACTACTGGTAGTGCTGCTGGTGCTTATGCCACTTACGTGTCTTATTTGGCCGCTGGTTCTGCGTTGATTACCTTGCGTAATTTGACTGCCGCTACTTCATATTCTGAAGCAGTGATCATCAACTTCACCATCATTCACGGCGCGTCTTAAAAAGAAGGGGGCGTAAAACCCCCCCTTTTTTAAAATGATCATTTACTTAATGCACCCCATTCACGGTCGGAAAGTTGCCAATATGGAGCTTGAAGCCGAATACGATGAAACAAATGGCTGGTCGCGGTACAATCCCGATATGCCTGTTTTAGTTTCTGAACCAGATACAAACGCGCTAAACATCAAGCGCAAGTACACGCGCAAGGCTGTAACCGAGGAAATCTAACATGGCAATTTACACCGCAGCAGACCAAATAAATCGTGCGCTTCGATTGCTTGGCATCTTAGCTGAAGGTGAAACGCCATCGGCAGCTACCTCGCAAGATGCGCTAGTTGCTCTAAACCAGATGATTGACAGTTGGAATACTGAGCGTCTTTCGGTATTTAACACCATTGACCAGACATTCCTTTGGCCTGCCGGTGAAATCCAACGGCATCTTGGCCCTACTGGTGCTGCTGCTGGCGGTTTTAATGGCTTGCGACCTGTTCTGCTGGATGACGCTACTTACTACCGCGACCCAGGCACCAACGTCAGTTTTGGTATCAAGTTCATCAATCAACAACAGTACGACGGTATTGCGGTAAAGACCGTGACTTCTACTTATCCACAGGTAATGTGGATAAACATGGAGTACCCAAACATTCAGATGACTGTCTATCCAAAGCCCACACGGGAATTGGAATGGCACTTTATCAGCGTGCAAGAGTTGGATCAGCCTGCTACCTTGGCTACTCAGATTCTTTTCCCGCCAGGCTACCTACGTGCGTTTACCTACAACTTGGCAATGGAGTTTGCGCCAGAGTTTGGCGTAGAGCCAAGCCCTCAAGTTCAGCGTATTGCCATGACCAGCAAGCGCAATCTGAAGCGCATCAACAACCCAGACGACATCATGTCCATGCCCTATTCGCTGGTGGCAACTCGTCAACGGTTTAACATTTACGCAGGCAACTACTAATGAAAACGCCAATTCTTGGCGCATCGTATGTTGCCCGTAGCATCAATGCTGCGGATAACCGCATGGTCAACTTGTTTCCTGAAATTGTCCCCGAGGGTGGCAAAGAGGCTGGGTTTTTAAACCGTGCTCCAGGCCTTAACTTCTTACAAACTGTAGGCACCGGCCCTATTCGGGCGTTGTGGGCGCACCAGACCAATGGCACTGACTTCTACGTTGTATCCGGCACAGAGGTTTACAAGCTCACGGGTTTGACAGCTACACCTGTCAAGATTGGCAATGTATCTGGAACTGGCCCAGTGTCTATTGCTGATAATGGCGCGGTGATCTTCTTTGCTTGTAACGGCCCAAGCTATACCTACTACGAGCCAACTAACGAGTTTAACCAGATTACAGATGTCAACTTCCCTGGCGCTGTAACGGTTGGTTATCTAGATACCCAATTTATTTTTAACGAGCCAAATAGCCAACGGCTCTGGTCGGTGGATACGATAAACCCTGCAAATGGTGACTACATCTACCCGCTAGTGTTTAATCCCTTGTTTTTTTCTAGCGCAGACGGCTCTCCAGACGGCGTGGTGGCAATCAATAGTGACCACCGTCAGCTTTGGGTGTTTGGCACTGACTCAACTGAAGTTTGGTATAACGCTGGCCTTGCCAACTTTCCTTTAACGCCCATCCAAGGCGCTTTTAACGAAGTTGGATGTGTAGCTGCTTACTCTGTCGCCAAGCTCGATAACACGCTGTTCTGGCTTGGTACAGACGCCCGTGGTCAAGGAATTGTCTACAAAGCCAACGGATACGCAGCACTTAGGGTTTCTACCCATGCCATTGAGTACGCGATTGCTCAGTACGGCAATCTGGCTAATGCTTTGGCTTACACCTATCAGCAAGAAGGCCATGCCTTTTACGTGCTAACGTTTCCAAGCGCCAACGCAACATGGGTTTACGATGTGTCCACCCAAGCCTGGCACGAACGTGCAGGGTTTGACAATGGCGAGTTTGTGCGGCACCGCAGCAACTGCCAGTGCAACTTTAGCGGCAATACTGTAGTAGGAGACTTTGAGAACGGCAACATCTACACGCTTGACTTGGATGTGTACGCTGACAATGGTGGCATTCAAAAATGGCTGCGCTCATGGAGGGCGCTGCCTACCGGCCAGAACAACCTAAAGCGCACAGCGCAGCACAGCCTCCAGCTTGACTGCGAAACAGGCGTTGGCCTAAATACCGGCCAAGGCTCTACTCCAGAGGCCATGCTGCGCTGGTCCGACGATGGCGGTCACACTTGGTCCAATGAGCATTGGCGTGAAATGGGCGCTATCGGCCAATACGGATACCGCACGATCTGGCGGCGATTGGGCATGACTCAAAAAATTCGTGACCGAGTTTATGAAGTATCTAGCACCGATCCCGTGAAGATTGCCATCATGGGTGCTGAGTTGTTGATTTCACCGACGAACGCATAATGGCCGGATCATATTCACAAATTCCTGCGCCTCGCGTCCCCTTTTTGGACCCGCAGACAAACATGGTTTCGCCACAATGGTTTTTGTGGTTTAACAATGTTTACGGCATTACTGGCAACGGCGTTGGTATTGTGCAAGTAGGAAATGGCGGCACGGGCTTGGGAACAATCCCCAGCAATGGTCAGTTGTTGATTGGTAATGGCACAGGGTATTCCCTTAACACCTTGTTTGCTGGCGCTGGTATTTCCGTCACCAATGGTTCTGGTGCAATTTCCCTTGGTAACACGGGCGTACTGTCCAACATTGCAGGAACAGGAATCACGGTATCTAGCGCCACGGGTGATGTCACGGTAGCCATTGACAATACGGTTGCGACCTTGACTGGAACCCAGACGTTGCAAAACAAGACCTTGGATAACACCAACACGGTCACTTTGCTAGACACTTTGTTTACGTTGCAAGATAACATTGATAACACAAAGCAGGCTCAGTTTCAACTATCTACAATTGGAACTGGAACAACTCGCACCTACACGTTACAAAACCAAAGCGGAACGATTGCGTTGTTAAACGGCGCACAGACATTTACTGGCGTAAACATTTTTAGCAATGCCACCATTTCTGTGGGGTCATCTACTGCCACGGGCACGATGCAGTTTGCCTACGGCGCAACTCTTTCAGGAAACACCAAGACAGTTGAGATTGCTACAAACGGTGTTAGCGGGTCTACCACCGCAATAACAATTGGTTCAACTTTTGGAACAACTGTCACTGCCTATGGGAATTGGACTTTTAACACCCCTATATCTGTGGCAAGTGGTGGCACTGGTACTGGAGTCGCGTACACTGTGGCAACGCTGCCAGCAGCAGGGACACAAGGGCGCAGGGCATGGGTAACTGATGCTTTAGCGCCAACTTTTGGGGCGGCTGTAGTCGGTGGTGGCGCTGTTGTTATTCCCGTGTTTGATAACGGTACGGCTTGGATTGTTGGATAATGATGCAAGCAGAATAATGGAGTAAATATCATGAGTTTTTGGGACGAAGTATCTAAATTTATTGGCACCGACCGATCAGACTCATTTATTGGGCACATTGGCGAAGTATTGGCAACTGACAAAACTGCACAACTTGGCGCTGCGGCTGTTGCTGCTTATTTTGGATTGCCTTATATTCCAGGAGGCGCTGAACTTGCTGCGTATGCTAGTGAGATGGCCGGAGCCGGAGAGGCTCTTGGTGCTGGCGGCATAACTGCTGATGCTGCACTTGCATCAACCGGGGCTACTGCTGCTGATTTGGGCGCTTTGTCTGGCATAGGTGTTGCTGCTCCGGCAGGTTACTCTACCGCCGCTGCTAATGCTTTAAGTGGTGGCGCAACTGGCCTAGCCTCATATCTTACGCCTTCAGCCCTGCAAACTGGCGCTGGCATAGTCGGTGGCTTAATTCAAAATGCCAGCCAACGTCAAGCTGCAAGTATGCAATCGGACGCTGCACAACGCGCAATTGATCTGCAAGCCCAGATTAACCAGCAACAAATGGCCCTAAACGCCCCGTTTTATAACGCTGGTGTTACGGGTCAAAACCGATTGATGGATTTGCTGGGGCTTGGCACCAACAAAACCGCTGCCGACTATGGCAAATACGCCAAAGACTTTAGCATGGCCGACTATCAGGCAGACCCTGGTTACGCTTTTCGATTGAGTGAAGGCATGAAGCAACTTGGACATCAGGCTGCTGGTCGTGGTGGTCTAATTTCTGGTCAGACCATGAAGGGTTTGCAAGACTACGCGCAAAATTCTGCTTCTCAAGAATACAACAACGCTTTTAACCGTTACCAAACCAATCGCTCAAATCAACTTCAACCTTTGGGTAACTTGCAAAACGTAGGTGTTTCTGCCGCTAATCAGCAAAGTGCAACATTGGGCAATTATGGTTCCAATGTGAGCAACCTGATGGGTCAGCAAGGACAAGCACAAGCAGCAGGCGCTTTGGGCCAAGGCAATACAATAAACAACGCGATTGGCTCGGGCATCAGCGCGTACCAAAACAATGCGCTTGTTGAACAGTTGCGCCGACTCAACCCAGTAACTTATGGGAGTCCACAATAATGGCTGACCTCAATGCCCTAATTGCCCAAGGGGCGCAATTCAATATGCCTGACCAGTTGGGTCAGTACGCCAAGATGCAACAGTTGCAATCTGGTCAACAGCAAATGCGAACTGCTGCTTTGCAGGAGCAGACTGCCGGTATGCAGTTGCAGCAATTGAAGCAAGACCGCGACAACATGGCAAAACTGTCGCAGCAGTTATCAGTAAAAGGCATAAACCCACGCCAGTATTTTGAGGCATTGCAGACATCAGGCGATCCCAAACACCAACAACTTGGTATTGAAGGGTTGATGAAGTTGGATGCAACGGAAGCGTTTGATAGAAGCCAGCAGACTATTCCGGGACAAACGCCTGCACGAGTAGGTGGTGAACTAGGCTCTGGTACGGCTTTCATGGACAACGCTTTGCCCGGTATGCCTGCGCCAGTCAATGCCCTTGCGACACGGGCAGCAGCGCCTGCGGTATCTACCAATGCTCTTGCGCCTACGCCAGCGGCAGCAGACCCAGCAGTAACCGCAATTGAAGCAGAAATGCGGAGAATTCAGCCCTTTGTGTCAAGTGGTGCAACAGGCGCTAAAGAAGCAATGGCTCGATTGGAAAAGAAACTAGAGATTGCGTCTAAGCGATATACGGTTGGCGA